TTAATTGCTTTTACTTTTAAACCATTTATAAATATATCTTTATTGTTTTGTGGCCTTGAAGCCGTATCAATATTTTTAGATTTATTTACAATATTTTTAATCCCATCGGCTTTGCCTTGTTCATAAAAATGTTGCGCAATAGTGTCAGCATTTTTAGCAGCATATAAAGCCTTGTGATAACCTTCTACGTCATCTATAGCACCTTTATCGTTTAAGAACTTCTTAACTAAGGTCTGTAGTTCCGCTTGTTCATTAGCTACCTGATCTTTATTATTAACATTATAATTAAAAGTTTTTTCTCCTAAGTTAAACTCAAAACCTTTGAAATCCTCAGAAAAATAATTTTTAGTTTTATTAATAAAATCTTCTTTTTGCTCGCTTAAGTGTTGTTGTTTGTCGTTGTATCTATTGAAAAAGTCCATAGCTTTTTTTTGATCCTCGTTTACGTTGGGTTTCAACTTGATCTCCTCGTAATATTTACTTTTTGTTTCTTCCAAAAAGTTTCTGGCCTTTGCAATTTCTTCTTTTTTCGCTAATTTCTTTTTACGGATATCGCGATCTTCGTCCACTTCTTCATCAAAGTGAAAATTGTCTTCCATTATGAAGTCAATCTCTTCTGAATCTAAATGTGGTTTAGTATTTTTGTAGTACTCTCTTAAAAGTGTTGTTTCATCAACAGAAGAATAATCTTGATTTAATCTTACATAATCCTGCAAGCTTCCACCCGTATCCTCCATAAAGTCTACTACTTTTTTTAAGTCACTTGGTAATTCTACTATTCTCTCTTTAACTTCTACCTCTTGTTTTGGAGTTTCTTCAAGTTTTTCTTCTTTCTTTTCTACTTCAGTAATTACTTGTTCTACCTCGTCTTTTACAGGCTTTTCACTTGTTAAATCTACTTTAGTAACTTCAGGTTCAGGTTTTTCTTTTTTACTGAAATCAACTTTTGCTACTATTTCTTCTTTTTTTGAACCTAAGTTTTTAGGTTTTTTCTTAACTTTAAACTCACCTTGAGTCAATTCACCTCCAGGTGTTTCTTTTATTTCTTCTGACATAATATAATATAATAGTTAATAATTCTACTGTGATAATAAATCACTGTACTTAGCATTGAAGTCAACAGGTGGTCCATCAGTAGATCTTTGATTTATCATTTCACTCTGCTGACTACCTTCTAATTTTGTTCTTTTGTCTTTTCTGTCTTCAATCATTTCTTCTTTAGTTGTTATTCTTTGTACATCCATTTGTTTAAGCTCTAAATCATACTGATGTTGAACTTCCATTATTTGTCTTTTTATAACAGCTTCTTGTTCTAATTTCTTTATTTCAAACTCAACTTTACCTTGCTCTATTTGAAGTTCTGTTTCAGCCATAGCTTGTCTCTTTTGAACCTCAGCCATAGCTGTTCTTTCAGCAGTCTCAGCCTGCGCTTGAGCTTGTGCTTGAATTTGAGCTTGTTGATTAGCTTGGTCTTGAGCCATTTTTTGCTTTCTCTTAAACTTAAGAACTTGGTTAGCTAGTTTTAAGTTTTTAATCTCTCTTATTTCTATAGCATCTTCAAGGTTTATGCTACCTTGTTGTATAGAAGCTTGTATGTTTTGTTCTAACATAGCTCTTTCTTCCTCATCAGGTGTTAGATCTAAATATATACCAAACTCATATAAGTTTAAATTGTACATATCTTCTAGCGTACCTACATTATAAGAGCTTATACTAGATCTTAAAGCTTCTTTAGTCAAAGGAAATTCTAAAGCGTCTGAGATTCTAAACGATATGTTTTCAGCAGTTTTAGCAGATAAATATAAACTAGCTTGTACTATGTGTTTTGTAGCTGTATTAGAATTTGCTGCAGCTAACTTTTGCAAACCAACTAAAGAATCCTTATTTGGAACGCTACCATCTCTTGCTTCATTTAGTCCAGTCGCATCCCTCATCATCTGTAAATAATACTGATAAGTTTGTATAAGACTTTGCATTTTAGCTCCACCACTAGAACTCTGTAACTCTTGTATAGGTACTTTCCCTGGGTTAGCCCCACCATCTTGAGTCATTGATCTACCTAATATACTACCAGTTTGGAAATACATATTCAACGCTTCTGCTGGGTTGTAGTTAGTTCCGTTACCTAGATCAACCTCGGCTAAACCATCAACATCAAGAAATACACCGTCTGGAACTACTCTAGCTAGAACTTGCTGCAGTTTTAAGTGAGTCAATTGAATCATATCAGCAAAACCTGTCATTCTACCTACTAATGACTCTATGCGACCTTTGTACATTTTTGGAGCACATATGTTATAATTCATATTAACCTTTACTAAATTAGCATCAGGTCTAACCATGTTTTTGCCTAGCTCCCATTTTAAAATCATCTCATGGCCAAGTATCTTAGCGCCTTCGTATAGTACTTCTATAGATCTTTGTACTCTATCAAAGTTATCATTTTTAGGTGGATTAAAAGTATCAGGCTTTTCTAAAGCTTTTTCTAAACCAGTAGCACCCTGTTTTATTTTAAATACTTGATCTTGATAAGTCTTATATTCAAAATATAATACTGCTATACTATTACCATCTCTTCTACCATTAAATTGGTAGTTGTAACTTTCACTGCCTGGATACTGTTGTATAGTCTCTAACTCTTCATCCGTTAACTGAGGAAACTCTTTTTTTATTTCACTTAAGCTTATATATTTAACTTCACCGACATACCATATATCTTGAAAGTTAGGATCTTCTGTGTAAGAGTATACTAAATTAGCAGGATCAACGTAATCAACTTTAACACCTTCAGATAAATTAAAACTTGTTTTAACAGCTCCTATACCTAGTATCACAAGATCTTCAGCCATTCTACGTCTAGTCAGGTCGTATTTGTTAAAAGAAAGTGTATTGTTTATAGCTTCTTCTTCTGCTATTTCTATAGATTGCTTATATGTTAGCTGCATGTGAACATCTAGTTCCTCTTTATTTTGAGGAAGATCTTCTGGGTTATCTGTAGAATACATGTTCATACCCGTAACTTGCTGGATTTGGTCTATTAACTCCTGAGCTTGTATGTCTCTAAGTAGTTTAGCAGCATATTCTGTTCGTTTTTTTAAGGATTCTGGATCTTGAGCATATGCTTTCACATCATAAAGCTTACTATCCATTCCGTTTACGACTATATCAACAAACTTAGGTATAATAGGCACTGGCTTCCAATCTAAGTTTAAATAGGATAAGTCTCCATTAATTGCTAATTCATCCTTGTATTTTTGAACAGATTGTTCAGCCCTAGCATATAATCTTAAGTTTCTAAATGTATTATAGTTAGTATTGAATCTACCTGAAACACCTGATCTAGTACCACTAAACCAATCACCTTCAATAGCTCTACCAACTTGTCTACCATACTCTATACTCTGCTTAACCTCTTCAGGTACTACCTGATCAGGAAACGAACTGCCATTATAAGTTTGTATTTGCATTTATTTTATTATTTGTGATAAACTTCCATCGTTATTAAACTTTTTTATTCCAAAGTCAATACTCTTTTTAATTCTTTCTGCGACTGGTCTATACTTATTTTTGTTACAAGCCATTATGGCTAAACCCGAACTTATTGAAGCATCATGCTTAGTTCTATTATTTATATCGAATTGAGCCCAGTCTTCTAAGGTCTTTTGAAAATACATGTCTCCTAGTTTATCACCTAAGTCTCCAACATGATCTTCTATATAACTCTCTATGGCTGCAGCATGTGCTTGTTTTATATCTTCGCTTGAGTTTGGTATACCACCTATTTCTTTCTCTGTGGTAGATAACTTATTCCAAACTTTATCCGGTCTGTTGATACTAAAACCTCTATAACCTCTTCTTTTTAGATAATACAAAAACCTAGGTTTATTGTTTTCACAAAGTATAGGCATACCATAAAAAACTAAAGCCATTAATATTTCTTCAAAAAATATTTCAGCTGTTTGTGGTCTAGCTATATATTCTAAAAAAAAGTGATTAGGCGGTGCGTCTTCCATGCTGAACTTAGTTAATCCATGTAGCGATCCATTAGAACCTTTACCGTCAACAGTGCCACTAATATCATAGCTATCACACCCAAAAGCTCCAACGTGTTCATTTCCCGCATACTTTACACCATTTTTTATAATCACTCTATTTTGAAGATTTTTAGGTGGAACCCAAGATATTATAAATCTACCATCTCTATTAGGTACAAAAACAACTGACGTATCTTTTATTCCATTGCTCCACATAAAACTACCTTTTGTAGTAGCTGATAAATTGTTAACTTCTTCGTTATAATCTATTTGTTGATATATTCTAGTTAAGTTAAATAAACTATTTTTAGTTTCATCTCTAAAAGCGTGTTGTTCTGTTCTTGGAAATTGCCTATAGTATTCATTTAAACTGTCTTGATCAGATTTAAGACCATCTACCTCATTATCCCAATGCTCAATTACTCCGATTGTAATTTCAACACCGTCTCTTCCGATTGTTTTATTTTCTGGCGTAGTGAATACAGGTAATCCAAAAGTATCCATGAATCCTTCGTAGTTCCATTCCATAGGGATGAAAAGAGAGT